GGTGAGTTGTCTTTTTTGGAAACCTTCATAAACAGCTCTCTTCTGAGCTGCGGGCATTTTATTGTATTGTGATACAGAAACGTGCATTTATTTATACGAAAATATTTTTTTAAAAAAATAATATTTTTTTTTTTTGATAATCCAATATTTTATCTTTTGGTTTTCCGAGTTGATTGGAAATAACTCTGGTTCCGTTTTTATGCGTAAAGTCACAATTATAATGTGTATGACCGTATATCCATGTATGAATATTGTCTTTTATTAGTAAATCATCCAATGCAGATGCATAAAGAGATATATATTTTTGTTTTTTATTTGCATCGATAATACAATCATAAGAAGGTGGATGATGTGTTACACATACCATTGTTAAATTGTGTTCCTTGCAATATTCGACCATATAATTTATGTATTTTAGATCAGATTTAAACATTTTTTTGTAAGAAAATGTGTTAATATTGTGAATTCTGACAATAAAAGACGGTAAATTACATTTTATATCACTCCATAAAGTAGCTCCAACGATACATATGTCTTCTATCTGTATACTATCTTGATCCAATATATACATGTTTGATATCCCTCTTTCTAACATTCTTAAGTCTTTTTTTAGATATTCGATGTCCTTATTATTACATTTATCTACTTTGTAATATTCATTGTTTCCTGGTACATATATTATATATTTAAAATATTTACTTATATCATTTAAGAAGGTATGTAACTGATTGTATTTATATATACAACCTATGTCTCCTGCAAGTATTAATATATCAGCGTTTGGCGTGACGTAATCGAGTGGATCAACTATATGATTGTTTTTGTATTCAATATGTAAATCAGATATTATTTGAAATGACAGAACCATGATAAGGTGATTTTATAATGAGATTATCATATAAAAATCAATTTTAGAAAAGTTGTTACTCGTTAAATAGATCATCTATATCAGCTGGGCCTTTCATTTTTGGGTTACTTTCTGGTTTTGAAGGTTTAATATTATTCATCATTTTTGAAATACTATCTCCGGTTTTTTTCATAATAATTTTAGATACTAAGAAAAACGCAGCATTAACTATTATAAGTATTAATAATCTAACCTCTACAGGCCATTTAGATTCTTGAGGTACATATGATTTCTCACCTAATTCGATCAATAATTTCTCATAAGAAGACATTGATAATATTTGCTGTTGCGTGAAACCTTCCATATCTAATTTAAAAAATTTTCCAAGAATAAATTCACAACCCATAAATCCGTATGTTAAATATTGTTTATAGTTTTCAACGCTTGAGTCCAACGATAACATTCTTAGACATTCGTTATAAGATGTAACCATTGTATTATAATCAGTATGAATGGTGTATGTAGGTACATCCGATTTGGGGTAAGATCGTCTTAATAATTCGAATTTAAATAATATTTCTCTTTTGAGATCATCATTGGTATCTGTTGCTGCTTCATTATCTAAGTTTGTGAAATTATCACTTGTATCATTAACCTCTAAATCTCTCAAACTCGGAGCTGTAGATGTTATATTACCTGGATTTTTCGACTTACAATGATCATGGTGAGATATACTATAACCTTTTCTATTTCTTTTTCTACTATACTTATTACTACTTACACTAGAAGATACAGAAGCAACAGTATCATCATTATCATCAGTTAATTCATCTAAACGACTTGATACAATATTATTAACAGAATTTTGATCCTCGTCATTTAGACTACTAACTACTGATCCAACATCATAATCGTCAATACTATTATCAGTTCCATATGAATCTAAATCGTCTTCATGGTAGTTAGACTCTTGATTATCTGATTCGGACATGTTGTTCTTAGTAAATTTCTCAATAGTTGTTTTTTGTTCTTTAATAGAACCGATATTTTTAATATCAGGTAGATTCGTTCTATCTACTACAAATTCAGTACCTATTTTCTCTCTCTGTATTTTCTGTTTATTTTCTAATAATTCTAAATACAATCTAGGTAAATGTGCGAAACTTTGTACATTATCTATTTGTTTGCTATCCACAGAGTGAGGTAGTTTTGTGACAGTTATATTGACTTTCATCGATCTTTATAAATGTATGTGTAATGTTTTTAAATACATTTTAAAAAATAAAAATGAAAGCTTAAACATAAAACCACATTAAAAAAAACAAATGTCATATATGAATAGTCAAACTACATCTGAATTACTAACTAAATTTAAGGATTATATAAAGGTTGTCGATAAAAATGATGAACTTGATTGTTATTGTTATACAAATGATGTATGTGATTCACAAGATATTTCTCCAGATATGAAAGATACTATTTTATCATATCGAGGTTTAGTGACGGATAAAAAAGGTAATACAGTTCTAAAGTCTTTTCCTTTTACACCTGAATATAATGTAGAAGATACAGATAATTATTCTCATATTTTCAATTTAAATAAAAATACTAATGTACATGTCTTCAAATCATATGAAGGATGTTTGATTAGAATGTTTTATCATTCTAACAAATGGTATGTTAGTACTCATAGAAAACTTAATGCGTTTGACAGTAGATGGGGAGGTACAAAATCATATGGTACTATATTTAAAAATACATTATTCGATTATTACGACAATAATCAACTTTTTAGAGATAAACTCAGTAAAGATAATACAACTAGCTCATTATATGGTAAGTTTTGTAATACTTTGAACAAAGAGAAACAGTATATGTTTTTATTGAGAAATACACAAGAGAACCGGATAGTTTGTCAGTCACCTAATGAAAGTAGATTGTTTCATGTCGCAACAATATATAAAGGATGTATTGATTTGAAAGATTGTATAGATATTCCTAAACCAGAAGAAATACCAATGTTTAATGACAATAATGAATTAAAGGAATATGTAGACTCAATCGATATTAAGGTAAATCCAGGAGTTATTGTATTTCTAGATAACATTCCATTAAAAATTTCTAACAGTGAGTATATGCGACTTAAGAATATAAGAGGTAATGAATCAAGTATAAAATACAGGTATCTACAGTTACGATGTGATGGTATGACTGATGAACTCAAAGAATTATATTCATTATATCCTGAATCGCAAGCAGATTTTAATATGTATGAAAGTATTATTGAAGAGGTGATAAACGATATCCATAATATGTACCTACAGAAGTTCGTTTTCAAAGAAAATATTAACATTCCAAGTCATAAATACAAAATTATGCGAACAGCTCATGGTTGGTTTATTCAGGACAGGGATAATCGAAGGGTTACCAAAGATGTAATTTGCGCTATTGTAGATGAACTACCAGCAAGTGTTCTTAATTCTATCATAAAAAAAAAGAAGACAGAAATTAATTATAATACGAATAATAATAAAGAAAGAATGTTACGTGCTTAAATAAAATCAAAATTTATATAACAAAATTATATAAATTATAAATACTAATGGAAAATCAAACTTTAAATATTCTTTTTATCGGAGATCCTCATTTTCAAATAGATAATCTTTTGGATGTTGATTTATTTATCTGTAAAATCATAGACTTATGCAAAGAAAGAAAATTAGATTTTATAGTGGTAGCAGGTGATTTATTACATACGCATGAAAGATTACATACAGTTGTTTTTAATAAAGCTTGTGATTTTATAGAACAGCTTTCTAATATAGGATTGGTATATGTATTAGTAGGTAATCATGATTTAACTTCAAATTCTGAGTTCTTGACAACTAATCATTGGATGAACCCACTAAAAAGATGGAAAAATGTAGTAATAGTTGACAAAGTAATAAATATAAATATGAAACATTGCAATTTTACGTTTGTACCTTATGTATACCCAGGTCGTTTTGAAGAAGCTTTACATACATTATCTGATGATCAGATATGGAAAAAATCGGACTGTATTTTTGCACACCAAGAATTTAAAGGTTGTAAAATGGGTTCTATAATTTCTTGTATAGGAGATGAATGGGATAGTAAATATCCATTTGTTGTATCAGGTCATATACATAATAAACAACAACCTCAATCAAACATATATTACCCAGGAACACCAATGCAACATTCTTTTGGAGAAATAGGTGATAAAACAGTATCTATTTTAAAGTTTGATAAAAATAAAAAAATGACTATAGAAGATATATGTTTACAATTACCAACTAAACAAATAAAGTACATAAATGTTGAAGATCTGAGTACATTTAATAAAGATTCAGAGAGTAAAGATAAATTAAGATTAACTGTAAAAGGTTCATATGAAGAATTTAAAGCTATGAAAAAAACTACAGTATATAAAAAATTGATATCAGATGGTATCAAAATCGTTTTTAAGCACACCGATAACAGTGATATACAAAAGACTGCATCTGATATAATAAATAGAACATCCAATGATTTCATGGAAGTATTACATGAGATTGTAATCAAGAAGAAAGATCCTTACTTAGTATGTGAATATGACAAGATAATAAATAACAAAATAACAGAACCAGATAATTTATTTTTTTTATAAAATATATAATAAAAGAATGAATGTTAGCGATTTCGTCACAAGTATTAATGATGTTTTAGATAGTAATCCGAATTCATATAATATAATAAAAGGTGATAGATTTAATTTACATGAAGAACGAAGACCGATGTGTAATATTAGTAGTAGATTTCATTCGAGTTCAAATAATGATATTACGACTAGAACATCTGAGTGTAGTTGTGAAAAAAATAATAGAGAATGTACATATATGTTAGACAAGATGCAAAATTTGTATCACTCTTTGAACCATCAAAAAGTTTTTAACTGTAATAAACAAAATAAAACTATTATTGTATTAACATGTATTATAGTAATTCTAGTTTTATTAATAATAAAACTATTATGTAAAGACTGATAATTTTTTCAATTAATATTAATTGAAAAAATATAAATATTTTTACTTATTGATTTAAAACAACGCAGTTAATGGATCTTTGTTATATAAGTTAATTGCTGTATTATAATCCATAATTGGTTTTCCTGTCATCTTATTAACATGGTTATGAAAATCTACGAAAAATTTAAATACAAATTCTCTGTTAGATATAGCACGATTTATATTGATTTGATTAGACGTTATAAAGTCGAATGCATGTTTTCTACATTCTAAACAAGGTATCATAATAGGCAAACCGTTTATAAAACTTTTCATCATCAATTTATCTGATTGATTGGGATTTTCAGGATAATAAATCGAACCAAGATGTAAGATGAACCATAAAGGTCTACCCCATAGTCCTTTTCCTGAAAATTTATGTTTAATATTTTGAACCAAAGATTCATCAGAAATTTGTTGTGGTGTTATTCTACTTGACTGATAATACGGAAGTTTATTAGAAATATCGATAATATGTTGCTGTTGTGTATTACCGCGTCGTGTTATAGATGTAAAATCATTGAGATCTTCGATATGTAATCTCGAATTATCTTTTATTGTTGTAAATGAAGACATTTATTTTATAAATATATTTTTGTGTATAAATATATTTATAAAATAATAATATTAGAATCGAACATTAGATTGAAATCTTTTTTTGAAATGTTATAGTTGGAGTTTTCTTTTAAAAAATTATATACATCTTCATATTTTGGTTTATTTGGATATTGTAGGGTTATATTGCTATTACAATCTGAAAAATCAATGAAAAGTTTACGAACCGTGTCCACGTTTAATATATCTTTACCTTTTATATTTATATTCTCAATATTCTTATGTTCTTTTATTAATTTATAAGATGTCATCGATCCAATACCAGGAATATTTTTATTATAATCAGTACCACACATTATGCAAAAATCCAAAAATTCTGTATATTTAAGTGATATATTATCAAGTAAAGTGTTAATTTCCATTTTGTAACATACACCTGTTTTATTATCTAATTTTTTTAGACTTATGGGGGTTCCGTATGCAACAACATCAGTATCGTCTGACAATACAGCATCGACTACATTATCTTTACATAATTTAGAACAAAGTTTTTCAGCCTCAGATAAAGCTTTTATGTATTTAATATTCATAGAATCTAGTAACATTAAAAGCATATTTATATCTTCGGATGTGACATACATTACTTGTTTCTTTTTCTTTTCTATTTCAGATCTTATGGCTTCTACATCAACTTTTGTTGATTGATCATCTAGTTTAAAAATAGCAATTTCATCTTTTATAATACCTGTATTTAAATATTCTTTGACAGCGTGTTCCATAATTTTTATTTTATCTTTGTTTTGTTCTCGTGAATCAAGTCTATTATTTTGTTCTTCTATTTTCTGTACAGGAGCCTTACCGTCTAATATAAATAATAAATGTACATTATTCTTTTTTAATACACGTATCATATTTACAAAACCTACTATCCAATCTTTACCCATTACCGTCTTATATTTATACATATACAACATCGTATCAATTGCTATATACTTAAAAGCGAAATCACTAATGTGAATATATTCCCCAATATCTTTAGAAGCAACTTTAGATAATGTTTTCATGAAATTTGATTTTATCCCCATGTTAAGTTTGTAATTATATAAACATTTTTGTTTATATAATCATTTTTAATTAATCAGTTTTCTTAAAATGAGGCATTATCTTTTTCTGAATTTCGAAGTATTTAAGAGATGTGTCTTTATCCATGTTAAGAAGCTTCCTTAGCTTCTTATCAGGTTCAATTACACGACGATCATCTTTGTTTTGTAAATCATTGGTTTTAATGTAATCACATATAAATTTAGTGACATCAACTCTTGAGTGCATTTCGGATTCGCCCCATCCAGCGAACTTTTTCATCTCATCTGAAACAGGAACTTCCTTCAAGAAACCTGAGTTAGCTTTTCCCTCTCTCTTAACTCTTGTCCTCTTTTGTTTAGCAAGTTGCAGTGCATTTTTCTTAAGTGTCCTTAGCATGGAAGTGATTTTCTTGACCTTTGCAATTGGTTGAGTGGTTTTGTCATTTCTCATAGATTCAACAATAGAGGAAACATACTCAGTGAGTTGATCAAAATCAGCGGTAATGCTTTCTCTTGTGTGTTGTTTTCTCTTAGATTTAACAGTACTGACGTCTTCCTGTACGTCTTCCTGTACGTCTTCCTGTACGTCTTCCTGTACGTCTTCCTCGACAACAACTTCCTTCGTAAGTTCCTTGTTGTCGACAACTTCCTCGACAACAACTTCCTCCTCCACGACTTTCTTAGTATCTTTCTTAGTTTTCTTGGTACTACTCTTCTTCACAGAAGGTTTCTTAGTTGAACTGGGTTTGGTGCTTTGAGAAGGCATTTTATATAAAGGCTTGTTATCTTTAAATTGAATTTCAATTTTTAAATATTTCAGTGTGTCTTTAAACTATTTTTTATTTATTTTGCTGAATATACGAAATGAAAGTATAAAACTTAATATAAAAAGTACCAACACAACGATAGATATCAATATTAGTTTAGTCATTAGACTAATATTACTACTTGTGTCCAATGGTTTAGGATGAAGAGGAATAGGAGGTTTATTTGAAGTACATAAATATTGGGTTCTTGATTTTTCATTTATTTTTTTAAATAAAGGACTACCTGTCGTTTCCATAGGACAACCACCATAAGGTGTCATAATATAAGATGACGACGGTATTAATTTCAATCTGCCTTTACTTGTAAATTTCATACTTAAACTATTATACAAAGTTTCTATACTAACAGGATAATTTGGTAAATATAAATCTCTATTCCAACCAGGATCTCCTTTTTGTTGTTCTTGTAATTTTATAAGTTCGAACGGCATAACCCATTTGTTATTACTGTCAATTATACTTGTATATTCTGGATGTGTTTCCTTTAATAAATCTAAATCATCACCTATAACATAATTAGGTTTTATATATTCAGAAATAGTCGACGAATTATCCGGAATTTCATTCACTAAAACAATGTCTCCGGTATCATTTATTTTTACTATTTTTTCAACCGAAGGTACATAAGCATTAAAAATAATATTATCCCAATTATTACATACCGTTAATATTATTGTTGATAAACGACTAGAAATATTTTTTACTATTTTTGTTATAAATCCTCCTTTGTTTTCTGTACCACATAAGTCACTTTCAAGTGGAGGAGATGAGGGAAGTCTTATTAGCATACTCAATGAACACATATAATAATTATCGGGTAAATTAAGATGCGCTGGTTTGCATAAAGATACAGTTATATCAACGTTAAACAATTGTACATTTTTTAATTGTTTATATATAAGATCTGCTATTAGTTTACTTCCGAATAAGATGGTAGAATGTTCGTTAGGTATAAAAAAATTAGATTTTACACCGTTTATTTCATATATTCCTGTATAATCAATAGACATATTTTATTAATACATATAAAAAAAAAGTGTATTAATAAAATATGTCTATTGATACACAATATAACGAATTCAAAGTTTTTGAAAGAACAGGAGAACGTTTTCTTGACATAGTTAATAATATGGAAGATAAATTTATATATACTTTAACACAGATTGATTGGGGATTACGTAGTACTACTTATTTAAGTGATATAGTAACACAGTATTATAGTTACGATTTTTCTAAATTAAATGCATATGCTGTTGTTTTAGGAGACATGTGTTTGGATGATTATGTTAATATAGATTTAAAATTGTTTAAAAATGCCGTGTCCATGTTAAAGAAAAAAGTAGACTATAGAAATATTTTATTGGATGAATTAATTGATAAAAGCGATATAATAAGATATGCTACTTTAATGAAAAACTTGAGGCAAAAGGCATCGTCCCAAGGTGTAACAGTGAACCAATATAAAGAAGAGGAATATAACGAAGATGGTTATAAAGAAGATCAAAATTATTATGATGATGACGATGATGAATATAGAGGTGATTATAATGATGAAATGTCAGATTATTAATTTATAAATTATAAATTAATAATTATTTAAATGCGTAAAATCATTTGACTTTTAGGTCAACTTTTATACCAACAGCTTGTAATTCTTGTATGAGTAATTTAGTAACATATGGTGTTTCTACTTTGTTTATAATAGTATTGTTACATTGACATTTATCTTTTGTATTGGAAATTTGATGACACATATTGCATACATATATATGATAAGGATCTGACTGGTCACATAATCTATCTTTGAGAAATATAGACGTTCCATGTGATATCATAGCATCTCTTTCCATCTCCCCAAATCTTAATCCACCATCTCTTGATCGCCCTTCTAAAGGCTGACGTGTTAAAGTTGTAACAGAACCTGTAGATCTAGCATGCATTTTTTCGCTAACTAAATGCTTTAATCTTTGATAAAATACAGGGCCTATAAAAACAGATCCTATCTTATTACCGTCAAATCCGTTGTACATAACTTCTGTACAATCACCTTTAAATCCTGTCATACCGAGTTCATTTTTTATTGTTTCTGCTATTTTTATACTTGATTTACCAAATGGTGTTGAATCTCCTAACTTACCTTTTAATACACAACTTTTAGAAAATGCTGTTTCCATTAGTTGGTTGATTGTCATTCTACTTGGTATACAATGAGGGTTGATAATAATATCAGGAGTTATACCATCTGATGTAAAAGGCATATCTTCTTGAGAATAAACAATACCACATGTACCTTTTTGAGCACTTCTTGACGCGAATTTATCTCCTATTTCAGGTATTCTTTCAGTTCTTATAATAACTTTTACTATTCTATAACCGTCAGGTGTAATCTCATCTACAACTCTGTCAATAAAACCTTCTTCTCCTTTTTTAACCGACAAACTCGAATCTGTTAGTAAGCATTTCGAAGTTTTAGAAGATTCTTTTATAACTTTTCCTATCAATACGTCTCCTTTTTTTACATAAACAGCTTTATTATTAATTCTTGTTTGTATAACACCTCTTTTATCTAAGAAATGATAATTAAGGTCTGATTTTTGTATTTCTAGATCAGGGACTTCGATTTTTTCGATTATATTAACGGAATGCTTGTATTCTTGATCACTATGTGTTCTGTAAGAATATGCGTGAAATAGACCTCTGTCAATAGCGGATTTATTGATTATAAGTGAATCTTCTTGATTAAAACCTGTATAGCATAGAATCGCACATATAACATTTATACCTGATGGCATATCACTAAATCCCATATATTCAGCTATTTTAGTATTAACAATTGGTTTCTGAGGATATGATATAACATGAGATATTGTATCTGTTCTATGTTGATATGTCGAACTATAAAAACTCATTGCTTGTTTACCCATTGATGTCTGATAACAGTTTCGAGGTGACTGTGAATGGTCAGGCCAAGGTATAATAGATCCCATTACGCCTAACATTAAACATGGGTCAATTTCACAATAATCATATTTATGTTGTAGTTTAAACGATGCGTCATTGAATGCAACTGTTACATTTTCAACTTCATTATTATCTATATATTTTATAATATTATCATAAACTAGTTGATCCCATGTTTTGTTCTTATCATTAATGTTGTCAAATAATATTTTATTATTGTTCATGGTTAGCAAAGGTCTTACCAATCTTCCTGAGTCGGTATATATATGTATTTCATTATTAATAGAATTATATGTTATTGATGTATCATGATCAATATATTTTGCATCTCTTGAATCATTAAGTTCTTTCAATAACTCTTTGGTATTATAAGTAATCCCTACAATTACGTTGTTTACAAATACCAAGGTATGTATTTGATTAATATGTGTTTCATCTGTTGATTTTATATTAGCTAAACGTCTAATGTGATCTATTGTAAGTACGCTTGTATTTTTATTTTCATTTGTTATTCTTGTGAATAATGCTAAATTTAGAACTATACCAACAGATTGACCTTCAGGTGTTTCACATGGGCATATAAACATTATCTGTGATTGTTGTATTTGTCTTATTTTAGTATTTTTACTTTCTTTTCCAATAGGAATAGAAATTCTTCGTTTATGGGATATTGTAGAACCATATGACAATCGACTTAAAACTTGAGATACACCAAGTCTAACGTAGGCAGTTCTCTGTATACCCCAATTACCTGTTGAAAAACAATATTTGATACCGGAAGTGATAATATTACTTCTAAGAAATAAATGTAAGATGTCGATTGTTTGTTGTTTTTTTTTCTGTATGATATTAATCATATAGTCTTTGAATTTTTTATATAATTGTTTGAATAATTCTTCACACAAAATTCCAGTAGTTTCTATTCGCTTATTGACATAATTATCTCTATCATCAAATGTAGTTTTTCCTAATTTTAATAATATGATTTTTTTGACCATAGAACCTATAAACAAAGCTTTTTCCTTATCATTAGATTGTGTACCTAAATGAGGGAACAATTCCATTTTAACAACTTGTTTACCGTACTCTTCATATTGAGAAGATTTTAAAACATTAGATGATAACTTACCTATTTGTTCAAAAGCATTTCTAGAATACTCTTTTCGTTTTTCTGTTTCTGGCATATCTTTATCTACATTAACAAGATAACCTAATATTAATTTTTGTATGTAATAGTCTACGTCAAGCTGATTATCCTTGATATTCACAAAATCATATATCTCATCGAATGTATAGTATCCAAGTGCGTTAAAAATTAAAGATAAAGGTACACTCTCCTTCAATAATGATATACTTAATGAAAATTTATTATTTTCAGATAATGTTACTTTAGATAATATAGAATGACCTGTTGTAGATGACATACTCCTTATTTCACATGTAATATTATCGGTAGAATCATCAAATATCAATGGTTTATTATAACAATTTCTCAACTGTGCTATTATCACCCTTTCTTTACCTCTTACTATAAAATATCCACCATCGTCTCGAGTGCATTCTTTGTATTTAATTATGTCATGTTTACTAATTCCATTCAAATGACATATAGATGATTTTAGCATAGCGGGTATTCTACATAATTCGATTCTGTTGGTAACTGTTGTTTTGTTTTCATTTGTTTTACTATCTATTATGACTTCTTTAATAGAAACAGACACAACCGATTCGTATGTCAAATCTTTTGTTCTAGCCATATGAGGTGTTAAAATATGCTCTGTTCTGTCTGTTTCTATGTATACTGGTTTGTCAACATGTAAATTATAGAGTTCTATGTAATGATTTTCCGACAATTTAATTTTATCGTGATTTACAATTGTCGACAGACCACTGATAAAAGAATTGTATGATTGCAACTGATGATGAACAAGTGATCCGTTCTCTATATTTTGTTTTATAAGTCGCCATTTTATATCTTCGTTTAGAGTCATGTCTAGTTACTGTAATTTAAAAAAAAATAATAT